TGTCGGCGGCGAACACTTCCGATTCCGGGCGAAAAACCCGCACAATCGAATTCGGGTCGCGGTCGGTAAGCCCGAGCTCTCGCGCATAATAGGTCTGGATGTTGTTGGCCTGCGCAACCAGAGCGTCCGCGATGAGATAGCCTTCCGGCGTTATCTGCGCGGTGCCTCCATCGATTTTGGCGCGGTCGTACAGGATTACCATGGCCGCAAATTAACCGCAAAATAATGGCTTGACAAACGTAATTAGTTGACGGCACGGTCAAGCGTCAAAACGAATCTTCAATGCGGGAGGTGGCCATGTCGTACGGTTAGCGATTATCGCACAACTCAGTCATTACGGAGAGCGCCGGCAGTCCCCTTTTGCCGGCGCTTTTTTTTCGTTGACGAGTTGGTCAAGATACGAGAGGATGCGCTTGCGGACATAGCCCCCGTCCGCAGGGGCGCCGGTTTTTCCCCCTGTTGACCCGGCGCCCCGCTTCACTCCAGGTCAAGCACGGCACGAGCGCGGCACCCGCAACGAATGGCGCGGCCGGGCGGATCGTTGCGCGCGACGGGGCTATTCCATTTGTAGATGATTCCGTTACGGGCGACATGCTCGGGGCGCGGATGCTTTTTCCCCGAATGCATCCATTCGAATTTATCGATTCCGACTTGCTCTTGCCGCTCCTGATCGAGCCGGGCCGTGAGCTTTTGCAGCTGGTCGGCGGCAATAAGCTCGGCGCGGCGGCGCGCGATCGCCGCCACGTCCCGGATTTCCCGCGCTACGGTCGCGGCCGGCGTGCGATTCGCCAGTCCGCGGAATACGGATCCGCTCACACCGTTGCGCATTTGGTCGTCGAGCGATTTTATAAGCGACACGTTTTCGGCCAGCACCGATTGCAGCGTCGTCGCCACGTCGCCGCGGCCTAGTTGCGTTTCGAGATTGACGCCGACGGGCGTGAACAATTGCGCGAACCGCCGACGGTGCCAAAGCTCGACGCGGACCACCCAATCCTCGAGGCTCGCATTGAGCGCCAGCACCAGGCGGGACATGGCCGCGCTCACGGCGTCGACTTCGGCCTGCACTTCGTCGGGGCTGTCCTGCACCGCCTCGCTCAGCGACCGCTCATAAACCGGCGCGATGCGCGATTGCGTCATGGTGCCCCATCCGCGCACGACCCGCATATAGATATTCTGCAAATCGGTGCGCTGCGCCACTGTCGGCACGATCGCCGGCATGACGATTTGCGGTTGCCGGGTGCGTCCCGCGCGCCGGACCATTTGGGCGAGGTCGATTTTCACGCGGGCAAGGTACAAAAAAGCCCGCCGATACACAACGCGGCGGGCCAGTTATTTCGGAGAGGATGCCTGAAAGGCGAGACCCCTATACCTCCGCAATCGTGTTTTGCCAATCCTCCGTCACTTCCTCGAAAATCTCCGGCCCGAATTCGAGCTTGCCGCGGAACGGCTCGACTTTCGACAGGTCGAGGCCCTCCGGCGCGGCGTACGTGATCGTGACATGCGGCTGATATTCGCTGAAATCGAACGACGCGCCGGCGCGCTTGATTTCCTCATGTCGCCACGACAATTCCGACGACGAAAAGAGCAGCACCACCGCGCCCTTGTCGCCCAACGGCTCGACAATGCGTGCGCCGCCCGGCGCGACGGTAAGCTTGCCCGCCTTGTCATTGTTCCACGTCTCGCCGACCTTCATCCAGTCGACCGGCTGGCGGCTGAATGCGATGGTCACGTGCAAGTCATCGGCCGGCGTGGTGGTTTCGAACCCTTGCCCCCGCGCCCAGGCGATGAATTCCGCGGCGTTGAGCAATTTGCGCTGCACATAGAGGGTGCGCGGGCGCGCGTCGGTGAGCAACGCCAAAGCCTGGTCGCGCGACACGGCGCCGCGCTCTTCCATGCCTGCGACGGTGTTTTCGTTCGCGGCCTGCTGCGCAAGCTCCGTGGCGGCCAGTTTCGCCTCGCCCGGCTCCTGGTCGCTCTCGTCGATCGCCTGGTCGAGCCCGGGCCAGCGCCCGCTTTCCGTCATCCGATTGGCCGTGACCTTGGCGAGCGCGTCCATGGGGATGAGGTTCGTGCGCACGTAGATATCGACCGTCTCGGCGTCGCGCTTGTCGATTTCCGAACGCTGCGCCTCGCTCATTTCCTCGAGCGGGGCGAAGGTCCACGAAATTTCCGGAGGGCGCTGGCCAAGAACGGACCGCAGCAAGATTTCATCCATGCGAACCAGCGTCGGCTTAAGCTCGGCGATTTGCTTGGACGAAATGCCCTTGTTGAAATCGTCCTGCTCGCCCTTGCCGGTGCTCTGCAATCCGCCCGGCGATTCGCCCATGAGCCGCGTAACGGGAATATCCGCCGCGCCGGCAACGATCGCGATAAATTGCCGCAGCGTTTCGGGCATCTGCGCGAAAGATAGCTGGCGCGTCTCCCACTCTTCCTTGCCGACGGGGCTATCGCCCGCCGCGTCCGGGTCGCCGCCGTCAAGGAACAACGTACCGAACATGCCCTTGAACGTCGTGACCGCCGACAGACGCCGGGCCAGACGTTCCTCCGCCTCCTGCGTGGCGATTTGCTCGGTAAGGCCGGGAATCCAGATAATATCCTGCTTGAGCTCGTGCAGGAGCGTGGCGACCGCCGCCTGGCTGGTCTCGGCATTGTCGATCGCGGCTTTTAGCGCGTACAGGATCGGGTCGCCCCAAAACTGGTCGAGCCATGAAATGGTCGTCGCGCCCTCCGGCAATGGCGCACCGTGGAAGGTGAACACGCGAGAGGGGTGGATTTTGACGCGCCCGCCGTTTTTAGTCTGCAACTCCCACATGGCCGGTTGCATGTAGAAATCGGATTCCGGGTCGAGGTCCTGGCCGTACGGCGCCGAAAGCTGGTGCTTGCTCACGACGATGGCGTAGCGCAGCGAATTCTTGCCCAGGTTCTCGACCCGTAGCGGCTGGTCGGGCGAGCCTTGCCGGACGCCGAAAATGATGGCCGAACCGCCGTGCAGCCGCGCGACACTCAGCGCCTTGCGGATTTTCGCCCACAACTGCAGCGCCATTTCGGTCGCCTCGAGCGCTTCGATTTGGTCGGGCTCGGCGTTCCATACGCGGCCGGCGCGCGTCATTTCGAAAGGCGGAAGGTCCGTCACCTTGCGCGTGAGCCACGACGAGCGATACGCGGCCTCGAGTTGTGGCTGGCCCTGATAGGGCACCGTGTAGAAGGATTGCGTATTGCGGTCGGCGCGGGAGCCTAGCCGCGACACAAGGTTAGTCAGGCCATCGCCCATCCGCGCGAGTAGGGTGCCGCTCATGGGCGCTGGTCTATCACGCGGGGTTATCCCAGGTCCAGCGTGTACCGCCCGCGCCGCCGCTTCGGCGCAAAGTAGATCATGACGGCATCGCCGTAATTCGGCGATCGCATCCCCTCGGGCGTTTTGTCGATCAGCATTTTGCCGGTCTTGCTCTGCTTGTAGACGGGCTGCGAAAGCTCCTGCATCACTTTCGAAATATCCGGCATTTCGCCGTTGAGCACGAACAGGTCGTCAGGCTCGTACGCCTCCCGCCAATCCTCGCCGCGGCTCGCCATCTGCACGGCTCGATAGGTGCGCTGCGCGCGGGCGCGAAGGTCGAACCATGCCTGCGCCTTGGCATTCTCGAAATAGTCCTTGTTGAGCCGCGCCACTTCCTTGCCGGTCTTTTTCTGATTGCGCGGCGCCGCGGTTGGAATGGGCTTTTCGGGATCGACCACCGCGCCGGATCCCCGGAACGGCTGGACGTCGAGCTTGCGCTTGCGGTTCTCGTTAATCACGCGGGCGTCGCCGCGCACGCCGGCGCCCAGGCCGTCCGCATCGTAATCGAACCCCTCGAGGCCCAGCACGTCGGACATGGCGAACGACTGCTTTACGGTGCCGAAAATATCATCGCCCTTGCCCGTCCAGGCGGTAACGCTATCCACGCGGACGCCGTGACCGGCGCAAAAGGCGTTGAGGTCGATCCCTTCGTCGGCGACGTCGAGCGCGCCGCGGCGCTGGCCGGTCGCTTCGAAGCCGAGCTTTTTATCGGCGTCGACGCACGCCTGCACCCAAATATAGGGGATTACGATGCCGACGACGGACGCCATGTAATTGCGGTCAACTTCCTGCGCCAGCGTCGTGTCGGGCAGATTGATGCGCTGCAATTCGTACCACGCTTCGTCCTTGCGCGGGTCGTCGCGCCAGTCGAATACGAAAATGCGGCCGCGCTTGATCCATTCCTTATCGTGACGCTTTTGCGCGAACGGATTGGCCATCCCGCGCGGCGTGGAAATATCGATGCGGCAATTTGTCGTCGCGGAAAGCGAATCCTCTATCAGCTGCGGACGCTCGACCGCGGTGGATTCGTCCACGAAGTAGATGCTGGCGCGATCGCCACGCCCGATATTGTCGCCCGCCTCGCCGACCATCACGGAGCCGGTCGCCGGGAAGTCGACGCGCATATGCACCGAGTCGCTCCGCTGCCAGCCGTTCAGGAATTCGGGCGGCAAGAGCTCGAGGAATTTGCGGGCTTTCCAGAATAGCGCTTTGGGCGATTTGCTCGAATCGACGCCTTCCTCTTTGCTCGACCCGAAACCGATTTGTATGCCCTCCCGGTGGAGGCAGAGCGTGCAACTCAACGCGACGGCCAGCCACGACACGCCGCAGTCGCGTGACTTTTCGGTAAGCCCCGGCTCGCGCGCCTGCCACTGGCCGAGCGCCCATTTCAGCCATTCGATTTGCTTGGGGAAGAGCACGAACGGGATTGTCGTCGGCAAACCCACGTCGGCGTTTCGCGGGTCGTAGGTGCAGCCCCAATCCTGGATGAAGTCCCACGGGTGGTCGCGATAATAGACCTTGAGCGCGGCCAGCGTCTCGCCGCTCGTGTCGGCGCGGATCGTCATGAGCCGTTCGATACGCTCGGCGAAAATCGGGCTGTAGTCGGGGGCCTTCCAATCGAAGCTCACGCCAGCACCGCCCACGCCACCTTGCACGCGCCGTGTAACGCCTGGTCGCTGGCCGTGCCGATCCAGCCGCGCCCCTTGGCTCGGTCTATGAGTGCGTGCGCCGCCGTCTCGAGCGCGCCAAGCCACCAGACACCCGTGACCGCCGCGACGACGAGACCGTGCGCGCCGGCGTGCCGCAGGAGCGCGG